GTGATGATCTGTGCGGTTATTGCCAAAAACTGTATCGCCTAGATATGTTGTTGCAGCGTATGTAATGGTTTCAAATTGGTACGCTTTAAGCGTTCCGGAAACATCTAAGTTTCCTGAAAGGACCACATCAGTTCCTGATTGTGGATAAAGTGTATTGACGTATAACTTGCTCATATCTGTATTTTAAACTCCCTTATCCCTTTTAAAATGTACTACATGCGGCGTAACAATCAACATTAGCAGAGCTACCAACAAACGCAACACGATCAATGCCAAGTATCTCATATGTTCGATATTCCCTTTCGTCCGGAGTTAAAAGTGCTGCATCTGCATGGCCAGAGTCGGTTGGAGCAACTATGGTAGCTCCGGTGGGCGCGGCGTTGGTACCAACCGGCACATGCGATTGTGGGAGTTCAAACCATCTCTGGAAGGCGTGGCAATATCCATACACTTTTATGGTTCCGGGCGTGCCAGCATCATTGTCTTCTGTTAACACATGCAAATATCTTTGATTTTCAGTGACATAACCTGCGCCTGTTGCTGTGATGCCAAGCAACTCGGCAGCGACAGTTAGTGTGACTGCACCACCCTGTACTCCTGTTAGGTTTTTTGGACTCCGTGTTCGACCCCAACTAGTCCAGCTCTGATATGCTCCTGTCGCCATAATTCACTCACCTCTTTTAATTCGCTAACTTGTTATATTTAAATAGTCTTAAAATAGCTTTCTTATTTTAAATGTAATTTTTCTAATACTTTTTTTCTTCTTTGTTTTTCTCTTTTTCTTGTAATCGAAGGCTTTTCATATCTTCGCCTAGCAATGACATTTTCAATAATTTTTTTATTTTTCACCCTCTTTACAAAACGTTTAATCATCTTTTCAATTGGCTCGTCTTTATATCTTGGTTTTACTTCAACGTTGATTGGCCTTTTTGACATTTTAATTTCCTTATTTTATAAGATGCTTCCAGCGGTCGGCGCCCAAAGCCATTATTCCAGATATATCTACGCCAGAATCATTATGACCTATACCTGTTAATGGCCCAGCAGCTGCTTGTTTTGATTCGCCGCTGGTGGTCATCGGTTCTACCCCTTCAAATACATTAACATCTTTAAAGCCAGTTGCATCTAAAAGTTTTTTTCGTCTTTCTTTATCTTTTTCCCATTTCTGTTCTAAAAGTTCTTGTTTTTTAGTATTGCCCGTAAAAGATTCTTTCTGTTCCAATCGTAAAGTCGACTGCGGCGGCAACGATGGTTGCGTACCTTTAACAACTTCAAAAATTATTTTAGAAAGAATTCCCTCTTCCAATAGAACTTCTTTTATACAATCCTTAATAAGCGGCTTGAGTGCTTTTTTTAATTGTGATTTCTTCATATCGCCTCTTCTATTAAATTCCTCTTAAAACTTCATTTAAAGCGCGATTAATCCTATCGCCTTTTGTAAATATTTTATCTAAACTTTTTTGCGCATTTTCAGTCATCATATACGCACCTGGAGTCGAGGGTTCTGAAACAAAATCAAAACAAATTAATTGAAAATCATCTTCAACAATTGATTTACCTTGATTCTCTGTAACAGAGCCTAATCCTCTGGAAGATATGCCCAATTTAACTCCGGATTCACAAAGAGATTTAAGTACTTGGCCGGCTGGAGTGTTTAACACTTGAACTTTTCCCATTACACTTCCACCATCCCACCAAACATCGGTTACTAAATGAGAAGCATTCTTTAAATTGATCACAGAATCTTCTGGATGATCTAATTCGCCTAGGGCGCGACGGTCTTCCACAATTTTTTTATAATTGTCAACTTCTCGCTCCAGCACAGTTCGCGGATAAACACGGCCATTGCCATTTAACTCATCGCACTTTTGCATCACACCAGAAAGAATTAAGGTGCCCCCTTTTACTAGGCGTTTCTCTTCTTCTGTGAGAAGATCTTGACAAACGCCACCTTCACAAAGCTCATAATATTCTCTTAAAAGCATTTTTTTAGACATTTTATTTCCTCTTAAGCGGGCGCAACCCGCATGCGCCTAGAGCCGCTACAACAACGTCGAACCGGTTGTAATTTCCACTTCCTAGTCCACATGACAATCTCCTTCGTTCTTAAATGTTATCTTCAAGCCAAAATCATTAATTAACACACCCAACATATAAGATGTGCCCGAACTTAACCAACCCAACACAAGTGCGTTGACTAATGTATATTCAAATGTAAATAGTTCTGTCCATTTGTTTATTCCGAATAAAAATACACCCACCCAAAACCCCATACACATTGGACAATAAAATAATTTTCCAAAACCATATAACCAATTTTTAGGAGGGCGCACTTTATTAAAAATTGAACCAAAAATTAATATTTGAGTGAGGCCATAAGCAGTTAAAATAAAATAAATTAATTCCATTCCTACCTCTATCGGAATATTCCCCAATGCGTATACGTTGCTGTCGCACCGGGGTAAGTATTAATAGTGCCTTTTCTAGGTTGGTGTGGTATTTCTCCAAACTCAGTAGAAGCTTCTTCATCCGGTTCTAATAATTTTTCTTCTAAATCATCATCAAATTCATCACTCTTATCATAGAATGGCTTTTCTTCTTGATTAAAATTATCAATAGCCAATATTGCCACTTGTATTGGATCTAAAGTATCATTTTGAGGAATTGCACCTTCCAAAGAACTAAACACATTTCCACTTCTTACACTGCCCAATTCTATAACTCCTTTCCTTGTTAAAAAATCAAAGAGTCGACTCATGGTCGCATATATATGATCGCCTGTTTCGTTTTTTGCAAATGCAGTAATATTATTTTTCTTAGGCGATATCACCACGTCAATATCTGAGTGGTCAAAAATTATCAAGCTGCCATCCAACGTTTTTCTTATATTAAGAGTTCGCGTTGCTTGTATAGGCTTTTCTTCTTTGGGTTCAGATATCTCTGGATTTACTTTTATTGCGATGGCCATTAATTTTGCATCTCTTTGGCTAACATTTGCATCTTAAGAACGTGCTTAAGTATATCTTCGTTAATTGGGGTTGTTTTAAAAGTTTCTATCAACCCCAAAACAGAATGAACTTTAGTTTGCATCGAAGAATCACCTTGAATCTCTTCTAATATTAGTGAATCATTAATACTTTTTTGTAGTCTACCAACCTCTTCATTTAAATATATTTTAAATTCGACACCATTATCTAAAAAAGATAAAATGTATTTATTTAGTAATTCTCTTTGTTCTTGCAAGAGGTGTGAATATGTTTCATTAAAATTAGCAGTAAAAGTTTTTAATGTTAAATTAGAAATAGCATTTTCTTTTATTTCTTTTTCTCTTGTTGAAACCATGGTTTTTAAAATTTCTTCTTCAAGAATTACACGGGTTTTACCAGATACGTCCTCATCGAAAATTTGAAATACAGTAGCTAAACTTTTATAATTTGGCACAAAGTTTGAAAATACATTTTTTGATAGATTTTTGTTTATTAATTTAATTAATGTACTTTGTTCTTTAAATAGCTTTTTCTTGTTAAGCCTAGCATGTGATCTCTTAATTTCATAAAGCAATTTTTCTGCTGTTCTAAGATTTATATTTTTTGTTTCAAGCAGCACTTTATATAATTCTAGCTCTTTGTTCATTTCAGTTGTTTTGCCGAAATTTTCTTTCACCAATAGAACAACAGTATTCCTTTTGTTTGTATCTTTTCGAACGGAATTTATAACCACCTCTCTCACTAGGCTTTCATATAAAAAAGCTGTATTTCGTTTTTTATTGTGTTTTAGGCGCATTTTTTTGCTCCAATTCTTGTATTAGTTGCTTCACTTCTCTGTTAATTCTAAATAGTTTCTTCTCTTCATTATTATAATTAGAATCCACATTTTCAGGAATTCCTTTTCCGAGACCTAATAATTCTAAGGCACCTGGCATTAATTGTCTTTTTGGTACCTTGCCCAATTCAGTTGAACTTTGAGCCAAGTTGTGTCTTTTTCTGGCGCCAGCAGGACGTTTGTCATAAGCTACACGCTTGTATGTTTTTCCTTTCCAACCTGGCTTGGTATAATCATCTCTTTTACCTGGGGCAGCCAATAATGGAGATTCTTCGCCGCCTAGCTCTTCACCACCAAGTTCTTCGCCGCCTAGCTCTTCACCACCAAGTTCTTCGCCGCCTAGCTCTTCACCACCAAGTTCTTCGCCGCCAAATTCTTCACCACCAAGTTCTCCCAGCGCACCCCCACCAGCCATCTCAGCAGCAACTGCCTCTCCGACAGCCTCAAGCTGAGCATCAATCTGTCTATCAAAGAATAATTCTTGTTGATTGCGTACAAACTCTTCTTCGCTCATTCCAAACATATTAACAGCAATCCATCTTCTACTAAAATATCCTTCAGAAGCGGCGGCAGCAGTATCAAATTTTGATTTCCAGTGTTCAAGCTCCTGCAATTCGGCTATCTTTGAAGGGTTGTTCAACGAAAGGGTAAAAGAAACTAAATCGTCCCCTCTAAAGCCTAAAGTATAAAGATGAATAATTCCTATTTTCTCCAATTCAGCAACTGCTGATCTTTGTAATCTTTGAATGGTTCTGGCAAAGCGAATATCTTTTTGAGCTAATGTTGTTTTATCCTCTTCGCTGCCCTCTGCTCTAGAAAGATAAGATGCGGGAACTTTAAGTGCTGAAAATAGTTTGTCTCTAAGATATTTAACGTCATCAATGTCACCGGTATATGTGCCACCGGGCAAAGATTCAATTGTTGTACCGACTCCACCGCGAACAGGAATAAAATAATCCTCATCAATGCTCATTGGATTATAACGCAAATCAACACGACCAGTCTCTGCATCGACAACTTGATTTCTTTTCATTGATGTGATGACTTTTTGCATATATTGTTCAACATCTTCTGGTGGTATATTTCCCACGTCAACTTTAAAAACTCTTCGCTCTGGGGAGCGAACAATGCGATAAGCCATCATTGCATCTTCTAAAAGTGTTAATTGTCGCCAGATTCTTCTTGCAGAATCTAAAACAGAAGTACCGTATGGTGCAAACTTATCATTTCCTAAAATTCTAAAATGCGCTATTTGCCAATTTTCAAAAGTGACGCCAGCAGAGTTCCACTGGTACTGCACATAATTTGGATTACTTTTATCTTCACCCTCCAGTCTTTCAATTTCTACAGAAGGTATACCTATAACATTTTGTATGCCCATTTGCTCATCGATGTCTAAATAAAGATAAAAATCTCCGAATTTGCACATTGTTCTGGCCCAGCCAAAAAGATTAAAATCAATATTGAGGACATTACGATAAAGTGTATCTAAGATAGATTTTATTTCTTCATTATCGCATTTAATATGTAGCATGCTTTCTATAGATGTATGAGTGGTCATTTCATCAGCATAAATGTCTAACGCAGATGCGATTTCAGGAGTATATTCCATTTGATCAAAGTCTGCATATCGCTGTATGCGACTTTGAGTGGACATTGTATGTGCTTGCAAGTTATCAAATGGGTTATAACCTACACGTTGAAATTTTTGACCTGCAATATCTTTAAATGTTTTAGCATACTTATCCAGGCGGCGCCGTCTTAATTGTCGCGTGCTTTGAGTTCTGCGATTAATAATTGGCCCAGAAAAAAGACGTGTTAATCTTTTGAATAGCGGAGATACAGGATTTTTTGGATTTTTATTTCTTTCTACCATTTATTTTAACCTTTTATTAGCCAACTATATTCTCTTTGCGTTCTAATGCTTTCATTCATGTTGTCGTCCATTTCCCATTTTCTTGGCTTAGTCATACCGGGAATGGTTGTATCTAAACGAGAATTAACATTTGTCATACTATCTAAAAATGCTCTTTTGTAAGCGACATCTCTTTGATTTTCTACCAAAGCAGTGTCGCGTACCCAACACCCGATTGCGCATGCCATAATTAAATCATCGTTATATCCTCTCTGTGCTTCAGGTCGACCATTGTTCCATATAAAAGTATCTAATTCTGCCCTAAGTCTCTGAGAGTAAATAGTAATTATTTTATTTCTTATAAACTCTTCAAACTTGGCAATTAGCAAAGGCCGCGTTTTTAATGAAGTTGTAAACCCAGCAACTGTACCGGATCGCATTTCTGCTTGAAGTTGATCGATATATTCATGTGTTGATTTAACTGAGTGATAAACATTCGGATAATGCCTATCTTTTAGCTTATCCAGCACTGTATAGCCAACAGTGTTATTTTCCACAACAATCATGCAATTGCCATATTCTTTGCCGGCATCATGTAAAACATTTGTAAATAAGTCTGGTGTTAGTCTTCCTTGGTATTCGCCAATAATTTCCATTGTTTCCAATTTAAAAATATGAAAAACAGAAAAATCATTACCGTCACCTCTTGCCACATCTGCGGATAATAAATATGTATTTTCTGGCTTGTACTCTTCCCATATCCAAAAATTTCTATCAAAGGCGGTTCTATATTTTGGTTCTTTAACACATTTATCTATTCTAGCTATGTCATCTGGATATATAACAGTCTCACCAGAAGTATTAAAGTTGCATTCTAATTCCTGCGCGATTTCTCTGCGCGACATATTTTTTGTTTCATTTTCAAACCAAGCTAAATCGCGATCCGGATGTGCATCCCATGGTAATTTTATTGGAAAAAAATCATTTTTTCTTTGGTCTGCGTTAATATAGATTTTGTGAAACCAATTCCCAACACCATTTGGAGTAGAAAGTGCAATGCAGCGGCCACCGGTTGAAAGAGTGGGATAAAGACCAGTCCACAATTCTTCCAAATTATCAACATGCGCAGCCTCATCAATAACCAGCAAAGAAAGCGCCTCGGAACGACCGGCATCTGCAGACGTTGACGAAGCTTTTATTTGGGAACCGTTGCTTAATTCAAAAGAAGTTCTATTGTCAACTGTAACTTGTGCGATTCGAACAAACTCTGGAAGATATTTGATTATTGATTTAACTTTCTTAACCAAGTTGGCTGCTGTTTGAAATTTTGTTGCCATCACAAGAACATTTTTATCGCGATGAAAAATCATCAACCAACAAATATATGCTGCAGTAATTGTAGAAATACCCAACTGTCGAGCTTTTAGAATAACAGTAAAACGATAATCATTAAACGTTTCCAGCAAATCCGCTTGATAATCATAGGTTTTAAATGGAATTAATCCCTTTATTGGATGCGGTATTTTTGCATAATTATTTATAAAATAAGTGGGCGTTTTACCGCACTTCACAATCTCCTTAACCATTTCTTTTTTAGTTAGTTTATAACTCATCAAGAAATCTCTTATTGCTCGCCTTTTCTTGTTACATTCCGTGGCTTTTTAGTTTTAGGATATTTATCTTTACCAATAGCCAACCATTTTTCAATAGCACCTTTTAAGCGATCCGGCCCAAAATCGCGCTGAGAGTCGTCTAATACTGTTCCGGGGGCGCCCTTTGGAATTCCACCTATTGCATATACTTTGTTAGCCTGAACCCAACTTCGGACTCTGGACATGTGTTGTAAATGAATATTTGCAGGGCCATCCTCTTTTAAAGAAAGGCTATCACCAGTTATCGCCTTATATTCCTTTTTCAAAAATTTAACTATATCTTTAAACGTTTGTTCAATCTCTTGATCGTATTTAGAGTTGTGAAATTCCTTAATTGGCAGTTCAGATTGATAAGTGATTATTAACTGAGTGCCGTGAAATTTCACACCAAAACCATCCATGACTCGCGAATCAGTAATTGGATCTCCCATTTCTCTTTTTAAACCAACTTTTCTAGTTTCACCGTCTGATGAATATCTTTCATCGTGTGAGCCATCATAAGCATTGGCAGCTGCTTGGCTGATGCCCTTTACTATATCATTTATTGTAGCCATTTAGTTTGCTCCTGTCTTTTTAGTATAGACCCGTTTATCATCTTTATCTAAAATATAAACTTCATACCTGCCACGCTGCTGTTCGGCAGCATGCTTGGCAGCGTCTAATGTGTCACGGTTTTTACCACCGGAATCAGGCACAAGCTTTGGTTTGTCTCCTTTTGTATCTATTTCATAAACTTTAAAAGGGCCCTCACCAAATACCTCATTTAAATCCCTCGTTGCTGTTTCTTTTAAAAAATAACGAGGATCAATTCTTTTTTTATTCTTTTTTATCATTGTTTGGTCTCCATCCGTTTAGCCATCTTTCTTCTCGGCCCTCTATCCATTGAATGTAACATTTAAAGCAACAGTCAAACTTATTCATGTACAAATCGTCCTTCATATCAAAAGAATATATATCACACGTAGGACATGCTCTTTTGCTTTTCTTAGTAATTAGATTTTTAGGTAGGAAAAAGCCGTCTTTTTCTATTTTCTCAGTTTCTTCTTTTTTAGAATACTCTTTTTTATAAAATTCTTTCAATTCTTGAAGATATTCTTTTTCTTTTTCATCCGTCCAAGAAGATTTTGGATTTGCAACTACCTCCTTGCCATATTTTTTAGCAATTGCTTTTTCTACTTTTACTATTTTGTTTAGATCTTTTTTCATTTATTCTATGCCTAATACTTTTGATACGTCCGCTGTGGCCACATCTAATATTTTACCTAAGCTTCCTGCTACAACTCCTATTATTGTATTTGCGTATCCCGAGGCGGCGGCGACGTACTCAAAACAGCCAATATCCGGATCATCCCCTTGAGGTCGAGCAGTACCTGTTATATCAACAACAATGCTATCAAAAGCAGTACCTTCGTCAATTGCCGGCGATGATTCCTGAAGATTGTAATTTGCGGCTACACTTGCTGCTGGGCCGATAACTGCGCCGTCAACAAAAAGAGGATTTGTGTCAATAACGTCTCCCGTTCCTGCGCTGCCGTTGGCATTGTCAGCATAATTTCTGAAATCTTCTCCAGATACGCTTAACAAATTATAAGTATGGTCATCGGATCCAATTCCCATACCAGATCCCGTAACAATACAATTTATAACCTTTGACCAGGCACTTACGATTAATCCCGTATTTGATCCGCGATGAATAAAGGTTGAAAAACTCGCAGTATTGGTAGTGGCGCTATATCCTGCAACAAGGGGATCCGTCCCCGCACTGGCTGTTATTAAACAGTTGCTTATTTCTAAACCATCGCCAACAAACATACCCGTTGATGTACCGTCAAAATATAATACACTTTGTTTGATTGTGGAAGGAGTTCCGCTAGTGTTATAAAAAGTGTGAGAATTGAGTCTTGGCGTTGAATGAATAAAGCATCCCGATACATGAAGTTTCGCATAATCAGCATGACCTTTTTTAAAAGTGTATGAAGTGCCCCCTTTTATCTCTAAACCAACATACGTAGTAAACCCAGCACCATATGGCTGGAAGGCGTGAGTTCCTCCTGTTGCATCTATAACAGGTCTTCCTAATTCGCTCGCAGTATGTTGAATGGTTAGATTGGCGTCAAAAATATCTAATCTATTTTCACTATAAGTGCTTTCGTCAAGAATGTTAATAGTATCGCCGGGGTCCGCATCACCGAGCGCGGTTGCTATTGTAGTATAATCACCCCCGCCGGCGGCTAGTACTGTTAGAACTGCCATTAGGAACTCTCCTTGACAATGGAAAGCCCGTTTAAGTAATATAAACGACAATCATAATCTGTATTATTTTCAGTAACTATACCGGTTCTAAAAGCGTTATATTCGACAGAGGTTAAAGCAATCTCTATCATTTTAAGTGTGGCACCATCAAAATTTCCTATTTCTAAATTAGACCAAATACTTCCTTGTTGTTTAACAGCCAAAATTAAACCATCTGAAACTCGATAACAAATATCTTTTATCATAAAAACCTCAAATCTCTATTTAGATAAATAGAATCATCACGTTAGGCTATCTCTACCCAGGTATTATCTGGTCTAAACAATAACAAAATATCACTGCTATCATCATCTATGCAATAACCAACAACTCTTACTATATCGCCAGAGCCAGAAGGTGCAGTAAAATCTAAATGGCCGGCTGTGGTGGAAATATACACTGGAAGGCCATCTGAGGCGCCCGAACCTGGAACATTCAATACTTCAGTTGAAGGTATTTTAACAAAACCACGTATTAACATACCGTCTGTTATTGCAGATGTTCCTAGTGCGATTCCCAGCAATTGTTTTCCAGTTGAAGCTGCCTCTCCAACAGCCTCAACCCAAGTTCCATCTGTGTGTAAAAAATATAAACGCCCTTGTGTAAGGGTAGTTGTACCTCCGGGTTCATAATAAAGTATTTCACCCGTTCCCATTTCTCCATCGCTCAATTGATTTTCAAATGTTGTTGTATTGTAATCACTTTTAGTTTGAACGTGTGTCACGTCTTCAACAATGTATTTTTTAATCCACGCAACTAGTTGACCAAATGATAAATCATGAACTTTGTTTGGCATAATTAAATTTCCTTAGCAACATATACAACTGCAAGGGTTAACCCAATGCCAATTATAACTCCACCGGTGGCCCACCAAATTGAATAATCATTTGTGTTAGAAGCTATTTTAGAAAGACGCTCTATTTCATCATCCTTGATTTTCATCAACGTTGTATGTTTTTTATTTAACGCTTCAATCGACACTTTTTGAGAATTGATAATCAAGCCTAGGCGCGCCGCTTCTTTTGCCAGCTCGAAGTCTAATTTTAATTTCCACTGTTCCTCGGAAAAACGCTTATCTGTTAATAATTTTGCTGCAGCTACACCATTAAGAAGGACACCAGTGTAAGGAGCTTTTTGACCATAATTTAATCCAGTTATTTTTCCTTTTGGAGGAAGTACAAGATCATCTGCACACGCTGCCATTGGGGCGATCACCAAACAAAGCGACATCAATACTGCAATAGACTTATTCAACATATTCTAGACCATACTTTTCTGCTAATAGTTTTGCTAGTTCATCTGGCTTTTCATTATATTTTTCAACCAGCTTTTTTATTTCTTTTTTCTTTTTATTGTCTAACTCTAAACTATCTTTTTTATATTTCTCTTCCAATTCTTTAAGTATATCATGATACTGTTCTAGAATTTTATTTCTTTTATCTATTTCTTCTTTGTGTATGCTATCAATCGCTTTCATTTGCTTTTTATAGCTCTCATTTCTCGTTTCCAACACTTTTAAAGCAGCGCCATCCCTTCTAAACAAAAGCCATAAAACGAGAGTATAGACAACAACTACCGGAACATACCAATTGTGCTTCAACCATACCCAACTTTTTTTTACGATCTTCTTTAGAGCTAAAAGCGTAATCACTTACCGTGTCTCCATTGCGTTGCAATATCAGCTAAGCCTTGAATACCAATATAAGTTAGTGAAATAGCAACCCAATCCTCACTAGCAAGTGCGCTGGTAAACAACATTAAGTATGTTGCTGTTGTCCACACCATAAGTTTGCGGGACATTAATTTATTTAAACCCTTATCTAATATTTGTTTCATCATTTTTTACCTCTTTATCTTTTATTATAAAATAAAATTTCCTTTCCATAATTAGTTTTTAAAATTAATTTATTCAGTAGCTGTGGGGATATTTAGTGGATCACCGCCATTTGAAGCAACATATGGTATGTTACCAGTCTCGCCGGCAAGTCGCCTTATGGTTGGGGGGCCAAATATTGAAAGAGATATTGGCGCAATGTTTGCGATGCTAGCAACTGCGCCGCCGCTCGTCTGTTCACCAGAAGCATTCTTAATTGTATTGATGACGAAATCACCTTCAAAGCGTTTTTGGGCCATACCTTAATTAGTCATCAGTTTTAGATTCTGATTTAGAATATCCATCTTTATACCAACCTCCTCCTTTTAAAACAAAACTAGTGTTAGAAATTAACCTTTCGGTATCTCCATCACATTTTTCACATGGTGGGTAATCATCAGAATATTTTTGCAACACTTCAAATATATGTGCGCATTCGTTACATTTAAAATCATAAAATGGCATTTAATTCTCCATTACATGCGCATATTTGCCTTTTCTATCAATCGTTATCTGCATATCCACACAATCTTTAAGAGAGTCTAGGTGAGAAATCAATAACACAATTTTAAAATAAGATTTTATCAACTCCAATATCCTCACAAAACCATCCATGTTATCCGCATCTAAAGCTGTACCCGGTTCGTCAAGTATAAAAATATTTGATTTTGGTAAACTAGAAACAGATAAAAGAGCCAAGCGAATGGCCATAGCAACAATTGTTTTTTCTGCACCGCTCCCCATTTCAATTGGTCTGGGTTCGTGACTTGGGTGCTTGATTAAAATTTTTAAATGTTTGCCGTCATTTTCAAAAAACGCTTCAAAGCTCACAACATTAGCTAGCACTTTTGCAATCTCATTGTTTATTACTGGAAGTTTCTTTTTAATAATATCATATGAAATGCCATTGCTGTGCATGCACTGTATAAACAAGTCGTATGCTGCATATTCTTCACGAAGATCTGCTAATTCTTGCTTTTGTGTTTGAAGCGAATTTAATTTTTGTTCTAAGGAGCCATGTTCTTTATAATATTCCATTAACTTTTGCTGACATTCTTCTAAATCTTTTGCCTTTTCAGAATAGCGAGCCGTTTCTTTTGCCAATTCTTTAATAAACGATCCTTTATTGTCGATAATCTCTTTGTTCTCATAATAAAGACTAGTCTTTTGATTAAGTTCATCGACTTCTTTATCTAAAGATCTTAAAGTGATATCATTTTTTTCAATTAAAAGCTTTATTGTGGAAATCTCATTTTCAGTATCTCTCTTTTTATCAAATAACTGATTATATTTTTCTAAATGTTCATCTATCTTGTCTGGATTTAAATTTTCTATCTCATTATTGATCTCACCTGCAATATAATTTAATTTCTGAACTTCTTGTACCAAATCAAACAATTCATTTGCTGCGCCATGTGCATCACAAATAAATTTGCAATCAGGATATTTGTCTCCACATGGCACTTCTTCTAAAAGCTGCTTCTTTTTCTTCTTCACCGTCATGCTGCTTTCTATTGAACATAACTCTTCACTAATTTTATTTATTAAAGCAAGTTTTTCTGTAGTAATTTCTTTTTTTTCGTTTAATTCTTCTAGATTAAAAGTGTTAATAAAATCATCAATTTTTGTGATGTGGTTTTCTTTTTCTAAAAGCTCCTCTTGTAAATTAATGATGTCAGCAATAATGCCAGCAGCTTCTTTTTCTTTTTCACTCACCAAGCTAACAACGTTCTCTATGTCAATAATTTCTGCTGGAATGGAATCTATAGCTTTTTGTGAGTTGTCAATACTATCCTGTATTTCTTTTATTTGTTTTTTAATCTCCTCGCAATTTGCAGCATGTTCGCGAGTTTGTGCTTCGTTAAAAATTATCTCCTTTTCAACTGCAAAGATGTCATCGTCAAACTCTTTTCCCTCTAATCGCCTCAGAGCACCTCGCAAATCAGTCGCATCTTCTTTTGCCATTTTGAACTTCTTCTCAAACATCTCAAGATCAAGAAACTTAGCGAGAATTTCTTTTCGTCTTGTCGAACCTTCGCTAATAAATTGAAGTGCACCAAGCTGAGAGGACATCGAAGTTAAAAGAAAATCATCTAATGTTCCGAAATGCTTTCTTACAATTTTATCAGTCTCATTTCTTGTCAAGCCGTTAAGACTTTGAACTTTGTCGACCACCTTATCATGACACTCAAAATTTAAATCAGTCTTTGCTTCTAGTGTTTCTTCGCCTTTAAGCTTTTTAATATACTTTTCAGACGTCCTTTGAGCTGTGTACTTTTTATTTCCTATGGAAATTTTGGCCTCTCCCATGCCATATTGTTTGTTCTGATTGATAATGTTAAGGTTTTTCCTTTCATTTTTGCTAGTGGAATTGAAAAGAGTGTAAAGCAAGCTGTCAATAATGCTAGATTTCCCACTAAAATTCTTTCCAAAGACCCCAACAATTCCATTAAACTTACTAAAGTCAATCTTATTTCCACTTCCATAATTAAATAAATTGTCCCATTCTAACGATTCTAACTTCCAATTGACATTTCTTCCTATTTCTTCCTGAGCTTCAACTGCTATATTATATTTAGAATTAAGCTTTATGACACGTTTAAGCAGCTCGTCATCCGGTTGGAAATCCTTCAAATATTCTTTAATTAATTCTTCTTGTATCACCGGATCTCTAAGATTATCAGAAACTAATCCATCCGCAAACTCCTCTATGTTTCCTCTTTGGCCTGCTCCGCGATTTAAAAATGTAATACTTTCAGGCTTAAAGCGATGTTTGGCAATTTCCACTGCCTTCTTCATTGTGTCCAGAGGCAAATTATTATTAGAAACCAGTCGGACTCTTGCACCAAGAGGAATTTGAATTTTGTTAGATATTCGCCCTTTTGGTGTCAATTCAATAGTAATAAATGGTTTTGGATTTTTAAGCACAACATGCTTGCAAGTAAAAGAATCTTTACTTTCAATCTCCCAGATTAAGAAACCTTTATCATTTGTTTCGCCATGATTTTGCTGAATTGTAGAGCCTGGATATCTAATTCTTCCTTCTGGATCTAATAACTGGTTGGTTTTATGAATATCTCCCAAAAAAGCAAAGTCGTACCCTTTAAAAATTGATACATCGTCTTCGCCGTGTTCCATAGTCCATCCAAGATCTGTTTTGCTATTCGATATAGCCCCATGGTAAAGTGCAATGTTAACCCTATTGGGATTACTAATGGGTATCCAATTGTCACGATCAAAAACAGACAGAACATTAATAGTAAATTTATCATTTATTTCTGTTTCTCCAGAATTCTTCAACAAATGAAGATTCTTATTATCCAATGCATTAACAATAGGAGTCAATGCATCTTGTCTACTTGAATTCTTAAGATTACCATCGTGGTTCCCAAGAATTATATATGTAGGTGCAATACCTGCTAAACTCTCAAAAAAGTTTGAACACATCTCTATAAATTCTGGTGACAATTGTGTCTTAGTATGAGCTATATCACCACAATGAATAATGTAATCTACCTTTTCATCGCGGAGTGTTTTGTAAAGTTTGTCAAAAACTTCTCTATACTCAAAATGATATTTTAGATTTTTAATGTGCGTATCTGCTAAGTGTGCAAATTTCATTTATTTCCTTTATATTATTGCGCGATATTTCCAGAGGCCGGCTCTAATGAACTGCAGCGCCTCAACATAACTTACCTTCTGCATCGCAACAAAAGGATCATTCCAGCGTATGTACATGTCGTAATCTCTTAATTTTTTATTTTCAACTACGCGGAGGATGTAGCCGGTAATAGTCCTTTTGAGGGTATCATCCCAACAAAATAGAATATCACCAACTTTAATGGAGGGTTCTTTCTTCTTTTTTACATAAAGCATATGTTATACACTATCAAATATGTTAACACATGTCAATAACAAATTTAATTAATTTCAATTATGGATCGTTTCTACTGTGCTTATGCAGCTTCATATTCTTCATGAGATTTTTCAGGGTGAACTTCTTCACAAGTTTTACCAGGATGAGACTCATCCCGTTTTCCTGGTCACTGTTCAGAAAGCATCGCTTCAAGCTCTTCTTTGATTAACTGCTTAAGTTGTGATTTGGTTAATTTCATATGGTTAGCTCCCGATTAAGTTTAATAAGTTCTTTTTAAGATCGTCTAATCCAGCCCCTGTTAAGGCCGTAAACAATTCTCTATATTTATCAGTTAGTTGGCGAGTGCCCCAGCTTCCTAAATCTTCAATTGCTTGTTCAAGCTTATCATAAGCCTTCATGCGCACGCCAGGATTATTAACTACCTCGATAAATTGATCAATTAAATTTTCGACTGTCTTGAGCTGATCTAGACGATAAAATGAAGCTTTAGGAGTTAAAGGATCACCTGTTATATCATGAAATCGCATCTCTTTAAGACAGCTTGATATTTCTTCTTTGATTAATTGTTTTAGTTTAGACTTGGTTAGTCTCATGCTATAACCCTCTATTTATATAGTTTTAAACTATAGATAAATAAATTAAATTTGCAGTATCTCATATGTCAAAACAGAACTTGAATCCATCAAAAGAGCGTCTTTCTTTCTTTCTTGGAATTCTTCTTTTGTCATTTCTCCGACATCTTCATAATCCGATGCATCAATTTTATAAACTTCAATACCGTGCGAAATGAACATATTGATGATATTTAAAGCCTTCTTTTGTGCGTCTTGGTCCAACCCTACATATATCCGCTTAGAGTGCGTTAGAATGGCTCTAAAGAGCTTAGAATGCATGTTTAGTGTTGAGCCCAATAAAGGAATGGAATTATCTGCGTTTACAGCATCAAACACTCCCTCGACTAAAACAATTGGATTATTCCAATCAATCATCAATTCATTAAAAACAATATTTTTAGAGACTGGTGGGTTCTTATATTTTAGCCAATCTTCCGTATACGATCTCGCAATAAAATAATTGCAATAACCATTATCATTGAAAGAGGGTATAACAATTCTATTTCTATATTCTCCAGAATCACAAAAACCAATTTTCCATTTTAAAATGTCTACATCTGTTACATTTCTTTTTTTCAAATATCGTAAAGCTGCATTTGCCGCTGATGGCAATCTTCTATTAGCTAAGCAAATATATTCATTCGGAAGCTGAATCCGCTGTTCTATGACTTCTTCTTCTTTGTCTTGGAAAATATTATCAAATTCTGATATTTCTACTATTTCTTCAAAACTTCTCCAGTGATGTTTTTGTGAATAGGTACCAAATTTTCTAATTAAATGATAAACATTGCGACCACGACTATCACAAACCCAACATTTATATGTGTTTTTAGATATGTTTACAGATAGTTTTCGCTTGTGATGTTTGCAATATGGACAGGAAAATAGATATTCGTCACTTGACCGATAAAAATTGCCTAAGACCTCTTCTAGAATTTGAAGCTTTTCGGAGTGCATGTTATAAGATTAACAGAGGAGAGTTATAAAGTCAAGGATTAAAAATCTCCCAGCCAATCATCATCTGGATCTGGATTTCTTTCCAAATATTGCCTTGTTTCCTCTTCTTCTCTTTCCTCGGCTTTAAATGGTTCGATGGCGTAATAAAGACTTTTAGCTATTGGTCGCATTGCATCCCATAAATCGTCTTCAATTTCCCCCTTAAGACTTTGTATAACGCCCCGCACATCACCATCTCTATCAAGATACGGCCTAACAATTTCAATGGCTTTGCGCAGTATTGTATCTGCTGCGGCTCTGCCCAATTGATCTTGAATGGGTTCATATTCATATCCAGGTGGAAGATCTTCATCTGGTCGATCCTGCAGATGTTTTGGCACGTGGCCGAATTCTCCGGGCGGATAATCTGGTGTGTCAGTTGTCTCGCCACTTCCTGGCCATGGGCCTTTAATCACATCAGCTTCATTTAAAGCACGTTGTAATTCTTCTTTAATGAGTTGCTTTAATTGATCTTTGGTTAATTTCATAAGTATGACCCCTTATTATTTAAATAGTAGCCAGCTTTAGCAATTACCAAAGAATCAGCTTTGTCATAAACGCCTTTTACTGGATTGCCTTTCTTTGTATATACTGCTTTAAAGCTCCTTTCATTTTCTAAAACATACTCTAAAACAACCTCTTTTGCCTTTTGGCCTCTTGGAACTTTAATTCCACATGTTTTTCTTGCCGTAGACGCATTAATATATTTCGGTTCAAAATCAAAAACCTCTCTCAATATCCAACAAACAACACCATTAAATCTTTGAATCTTTGAAATAACTTGAGCAGAAGATCTTCCGGCAGCAAACATGTTTAACGGTTCTTCAACATATACCTGTTCAATTGGATATTGTGATTTTATATAACACACTTTATCTCGAATGATATCAAGCTTTGTATAATGTGACAAGCCTTTTCTATCAGTTCTCCAAGCTTCACAATATATTAATTCATTATTTCGATCTACCACTGAAGCTCCAGTAATCGAAGTACTTATATCTAATCCTAAAATCATTTCAACTCTCTTGTTTAGTAACTTTTAAAAGTCCTCAAGATCTTTAATCTTTGCGGTGCCACTAATAATCATTGTGCTAGTTACTGTTATTGGGCCAAAAAGCAGAGAATTATAATCTGATGGGACAGTTGTTGGCGAACTTATAGTCGCAGCATTTCCAACGCCCATAGCTTGCACAAATCCGCTGATACTAGCGCTGGGCGCGCTTATTGTTTCAGTAGTCTCTAAAGCTCCAGTGATCGCTATAGCGGATCCGCTCCATGGGGAAATTGCATTTACGTTTAATTTGCTCATATTTTTAATTCCTATTTTAAATATCTAGTTTTAATTTAAAAGTATAATCATCATCTTCTAATTTGCGCACCGGAGTCGCCATTTTAGCAATACCAATAAGATTTTTATCTTTATCATATATTCCTATTTTACTAATAAAAACCTGTTTTTTATAGGGCGAATTATAACCACAAAAAGAACTGCTAATGGTATTTTTAGGTGATATATCTATTTTCTCTTTATATTGAAAACTGCTTGTTGTAGCTGTTAATGTTTGACCATGCTGTATAAAAGTTGGATTATTAGAATAATTGAGGGCGCCCTTTTTTGCATGCGCTAACATTGTCACAACCGGTGTATAGCTTGTGCCAGAAAATGCCATAAAAAAACTAGCTTCAGGGGCTGTAGTACCGGCACTACCAGAAATGCTTTGAGCAAAATAAATCCATTGAGACGTTTTTTTATCACTCGCATCCGCAATATAATCACTAGTTGTTGTCGAACCTGGATAAAATTTGCCTCCTGTTCCACGCAAATCCCAACTTCCCGTTAATACAACGAATCCTTCATTATATAATATGACGCCGGCGACACTACCGGAATTCGCGCTGTCTTTGGGAGCAACTTGAATTAATTCGCCATTTCTTCTTTCATCTTGTAACTGGCCAATCATCGTTCCGGTGATATAAAATCTTAAATCAACTGTACCTTTTTCAATAGAAGAGCCATAATAAATCGACGGCACGCTAACTAGCCCAATTTCTTCTGTTTCTTTATTCCAGTTGACAAGAGGAGAGTCCTCTTCAACATAAGTCAAAGAAGCAGAAGAATAGGCATAATGATGACTTAAATTTGTATAATAGTTTAATGTATTTTTAAGTGCTTTAATATATTTTCTACCAGCGCCTTGAGCAAAACGATCTTTTGCAATACCAGCAGCTAAAGGATAACTACCTGATATTACATCACCAT